GGCCCCAGCCGCCACCAAGCGTCAGGCCCGCGATGCCAGTGGCTGAGACCACGCCCAGCGTCGTGGCCAGACCGAAGGCTTGCGTCTCGCGGTCGAATTCGCCCAGCTTGAGACCAGTTTCGGCGCGCACGGTCCGCCGGGCGGGGTCGACCCGTATGCCTTTCATGGCCGAAAGATCAATCATGACACCGTCATCGCAAACCGACTTTCCCGCAACGCTGTGACCTCCGCCGCGCACAGCAACAACAATGTTGTGGTCCCGGGCGAAACGTACGCATGCGATTACGTCGGCAGCACCGGCACAGCGCGCAATGATCGTTGGCCGCCGATCGATCATGGCGTTGGGGATGGAGCGGGCGGCGTCATAGCCCGGTTCACTAGCACAGAATGATTGGCCGCGGAGGGACGCCCTAAACTTGGCCAAGGCCGATTCCGAAGTCATAGTGGTCTCCAGATCAAGCGGAGACTTTATACCACAGCAACATGAAAAGTTGTTGTCTTACAGCGTGGATTGTGAAAATGACTTTGGCGATAGTGGTGGTGTGACGGATTATCCATAGGAGTGGCTGCATGCGATACTTGGGTTCAAGCCACATGCGATTACTCCCGGGTTGTCGGCATAACTCGGAAGCTACCCTCTAGAAACGTGCCGCGCCTCATCACAAATCAAGGAAAATAGAGCGTCGGAAGTGCCCCGCACGTTGTAAATGCGTCTGTTCAGCAATTTTCAAAGCGTGCATTCTCGAAGGCGAATGGTCGCTTACTCAGATCCGCTCACTGAGGCGCTGCGTCGCTACGACGCTCTCACCGACGCCGAGCTAAAAATTCTCGGCGGCCAGCAGGCGTATTCCATTGGCGGGCGCTCTCTCACCCGCGCCGACCGAGGCAAAATCAGAGACGAGATCGACCGGCTGGACAAGCGAATCCAGGTCCTCTGCGCGCGCGCGGCACGGGGCGGCATACGCATCCGTGGGGCGGTTCCTCTCCCATGAGCGCGCCCACCAGCATGAATCTCCGCGAGGTACCGCGACTCACCGCAGCCTCTGCGCTCGCCGCGATCCGCGAGGAGATCCGGCCCAACCTGCTCGACAAAATCATCGCGGCGATTTCCCCCGAGCGCGGCGTGCAGCGCATGAAGTCGAAGGCGATGCTCGCAATGGGCGGATGGAGTGGGCTGGGCGGGTTCATGGGCGGCGGATGGTTCGGGGGACAGGGCGGGAGCTATCCTGGCGGCTATACCGGAGCGCGCACAAACCGACGTCAGACCCAGCAGTGGCGGCTCTGCGTCAATAGCGCTGACTCCGACATAATTTTCGATCTCCCCCTCCTGCGGGACCGCTCCCGCGATCTCATTCGGAACGCCCCCCTCCCCCCTCGCGACCGGCGCAATCGGTACCGTCTGCCAGAACGTCATCGGTACCGGACTGCAGCTGCAGAGCGCGATTGAATCCGAGACCCTGGGCATGGACGAGGACCAGGCATCGGAGTGGATGTCAAAAACGGAACGTGAGTTCCGCCTGTGGGCGGAGTCCACCGACTGCGACGTCACGCGCACCCAGAACTTCTACGGTCTGCAGAACCTCGGGTTCCGATCCGCGCTTGAAAGTGGAGACGTCCTCTGCCTGATGCCGATGGACGGCAAGAGCGAGCGTACGCCCTACACGCTACGTCTGCAGCTGATCGAGGCCGACCGTCTGGTGAACCCGTACTTCCAGCGCAACACAGTGACGTTCACGGGCGGGGTTGAGATGGACGAATACAGCGCTCCCATCGCCTACCACATCATGCGGCGGCACCCAGGATCGATTGACCGCGCGCAGATGCTGATCTGGGATAAGTACCTGGCGTTCGGAACAAAAACCAAACGCCGGAACGTGATCCACCTTTTCGACAAGACTCGTCCAGGGCAGACGCGCGGCGTTCCGTACCTCACTCCCGTAATCGAAACGATCAAGCAGCTGGACCGCTACACCGAGGCCGAAGTAATGGCCGCTGTGGTCGCGGCAATGCTGACCGTGTTCATCAAGACGGAAGAGAGCGAAGACGTCAGCCCGCAATTCCCTGCGATGGTCAACGGTTCCGGCTCATCCGGTTCCGCTGGATCGGCCACGAACGATGAAGTGGGGCTGGCAGCGGGCGCGATCATCGAGCTTGGACGACATCACCACCGTGAATCCGAACCGGCCCAACGCTGGCTATGACCTTTTCGTGCAGTCCATTCTCCGGCAGATCGGCATCGCCCTGGGCCTGCCCTTCGAGGTCCTGATCAAGCACTTCACCGCGAGTTATTCCGCGAGCCGCGCAGCTCTGCTCGATGCGTGGCGCTTTTTTCGGAACAGACGGGCCTGGGTTGCCGATAGTTTCTGCCAGCCGATCTGCGAGGCGTGGATGGACGAGGCAGTCGCCATCGGGGCGAATCAAAGCGCCCGGCTATTTCTCGAAACCGGCGATCCGCGCCGCCTACCTGGAGGCGCAGTGGCTGGGCGAGCAGCCGATGCAGATCGACCCGGTGAAAGAAGTAGAAGCCGCGCAGAAGCGACTCGAGATCCGGGTTTCCACGCTGGCGCAGGAAACGATGGCGCTGAACGACGGCGTGTGGCAGGACAATCTCCGCCAGCAGACGAAGGAACGTGACGCCGCAGTGAAGGCCGGACTGATCACCAGCACGACGCAGGTTGTTCCGCCCACGCAGCGCGAGACGATCACCACGGTCGAGGGCACGATTCCCGACTCCGAAGGGAACACCGAACAGACTCCTGCAGTTCCTGCCGGGCAACCAGGCGGCGGAGGCAAGTCTCCCGCATCGCCCCCAAAACCAGCCCCGCAGAAGCCGGGCCAGGGGGCAGCACCAAAACCAGCGAGCACACCGGCTGCCCCGGCCCCGGCGCGCCCCGCACCTGGTAAAGCCGCGACCGCGAGCGCGCCGGTAGCGGACGGAACGATGGACGACCTCCAAAACCCGCCCCCGAAGGAGAAGAAAGGCGATGAAGGGACTGACAGTGTCGCGCCCCGCAAAGGAAAGAAGGCCAAGGGTTCTAAGGGCGATCCCGGCGAAAGTTCACCGTCCGATTCGGAACAAAACGATGAATCGGACGAGGAGGTAGAGGACGAAGAAGCCGACGAAACCAAAGGCGACAAGGAGAACGAGCGAAAACCATGACCATCATCGACGTTCTGAATTCACCCTGGGCCATCGCTCCTGAGAAGTATGCGGAGCTACGCGACCTCTACGAACGCCACGCGCACGGTGACAAGGTTGATATCGCCGCCGTGGAGGCGCAGCTGGGCAGGCCCCTCGACAACAAGTACCGGGCGCTGGAGGTGGTCGACGGCGTGGGCATTCTCACCATCGAGGGCGTGCTGGCGAAGCGCATGAACCTGATGTCCGCACTCAGCGGCGGAACGTCGACGCAGCTACTGCAGCGCGACTTCGCACTGGCCATGTCAGACCCAGCAGTCCACTCGATTCTGCTGGTGATCGATTCGCCTGGCGGCGAGGTCGGAGGCACGCAGGAGTTCTGCAACCAGATCTTCGCGGCGCGCGGGCAGAAGCCCATCGTCGCAGTGTGTGAGGGCATGATGGCCAGCGCCGCGTACTGGATCGGCTCGTCAGCCGACGAGATGTACATCAGCAGCGGCACCGCGCAGGTTGGTTCCATCGGCGTGGTTGCGGCGCACACGGATATGTCGAAGGCCGAGGCGAATCGCGACGTGAAGGTCACGGAAATTTCAGCCGGCAAATACAAACGGGTCGCGAGCGAGCATGCTCCGCTCTCCGATGAAGGCCGCGCCGAGATCCAGGACCAGGTCGACCAGATCTACACGGTGTTCGTCGACGACGTCGCGCGAAACCGCGGAGTGAGTTCTGAAAAAGTTTTGTCGGAGATGGCGGACGGCCGGATTTTCATCGGCCAGCGCGCCATCGATGTGGGCCTGGTGGACGGCAAGCGAACGACCCAGCAGGCTGTGCAGCAGCTGAAAGACGACCGGCAGCAATTGTTGTTTCCAAAACGCAGCGCCAGCGCTGCCAATCACGATGGAGGTTTCACTATGAGCACCACCGCAGTAACGCAGCCAGCCGACGTGCGCTCCGTCACCAGGACGGCGGCGAGCTGGCGATGAGGGTTTACACTCATGTTCTGGGAAGCGATGAGGTGGACGCGATGGACAAGCTCGGCACGGCGGTCTGCGGTTCGCCCC